ATTTATGGAAGTTTTTTTCATTTACACACCTTGTTGTAGTTAAAAAAAGGGCCGTTTTTAGGCGGCCCTTTAAATTATTTATTATGCTCCTGGAGAACCAAAGATACCTCTAGGGTCAGAGAAACCAAATACGTATCTCTCTCTAGCTTTGTATCTAACGTTACCAGTATCGAAGTCACCTTCCATAGAAGTTTTGATCGGTGATCTTACGAAATGTTTTAGACCATTTGGAACATCAGTTTTGATGAAAAATGCATCAGGATCTGTTAAGTAGTGATTAACTACATAACCTTGAGAAATCATTCCCATGTTCTTGATTGCATTGATATCGTTATCTGCTGTACTTGTTCTACCATCAGACTTCATAAGTCTGTCAGCAGTAAATTGAAGCTCAGAAGGAATAATCATTTTCATTCCTCTAGCCGCAATTTTTAGTCCTCTTTCGTCAGTAAACGCCGCGATGTCAATTAAAGACTGCTCTAAAGAAGTTTCGTTTAAATCAGCAGAAGTTGCTAATTCATTTGCGAAAGTTCCAGAAAGCGTAGGGTGAGCCGTAGAACATAGTTCCACTCCATCACCACCAGCAAATGCTGCTGTGAACGCATTGTTCAATACAGCTGCCGCTTTAACTTGTTTAGTGTTTGCCATAGATCTTGCTAACGCTTTTGTATATCTAGACGCAAGTCTGTCATACAAGTTATCTTCGATAGCTTCTTCTGTGATTGCAAACGCTAACGCGATTGTTTCGTTTGTGTAACGAGCCGTGAAAGTTTCTTGCGCATCATCGAATGATACACCTTGACCTTCAGGTTTAACTGATGCATTTCCGAAACCACTTAACATTACTTCCTCTTCGAAAGCTCTGTCAGATGATTCTGTGTCAAAAATCTCAGAATGCTCGTTAGCATAGTTTTTGTATTCAAGTCCGAATAGTGCATTCAAACCTGGTTCTAGTTCTTTAACTAGCTGTGCTCTTGATATTGCCATGTTTATTTATCTCCTATTCGATATTAGTTATACAACGCAGATAGAGGAGTAATCATAACGACTACGTCAGCCCCACCTACTGTTAGGTCTTTTTGACCTGGGATATTAGCTGATCTAACTAGTTTAAACATATTTGTTGTAGCACTTGTTGCTGCTATGTTTAATCTTTCGTCAGACATGCCACTTCTACCAGTAGCGCCATTATCACCTGTGTTGAACGTTTGACCAACATTAGTCAAAGGACATGCTGCGTTTGTTCTAATGTTATATTCCTGAAGAGGATTATCCATTACAAAAGCGGAACCTGAACTTGAACCTGTGTTGTAGTCAACAGCGAAATTTGTTCCACTTGGAACAGAGTTCGCCCACGTTGGTTTTGATGTTGCTGAGTCAACCCAGAATGCACCATTGAATACACCTACTAGTCTTGAAGTAGCTGTAGCATTAGTGAATCCTGCACCACCTGCAGTATCATCGTCTAGTGAGTCGTAAGTTGCATCTTGAATAGAACCTTTTTCAGCTGCCTGTGTCCCTATGTTTAGAGAAACGGGGTCGCCTTTAAAGATAGTATTGAAAGCTGCTCCTGCGTAATCATATAACTGGTATTCAGATTGACCAGATGTTGCAGGTGTTGAACCTACAGTCATCACGGCTCTACATCCGAATCCAGCTGTACTATTATTAGCCATATTTATTTTTCCTTTACTATGTACCTGCCCCTAAGGGCCTCCAGTACGGTTTATTTTATTTTTGTTGGTAAGGAATTACTAAATAATTAGTCTTTCTTTGAACCACCAAAAGTTACACGTGTCTGTCGTTCTTGATTGAACGGCATACTTGGGTGCTGATCCTTTAGTAAATCGTTTTTAATTGCTTCGTCTCTGTCCTGTACTTGTTTCTTATAGTACTCTTCACGAGATTTCGCGATTTCCTCTGGTATCCTAGCCAGCAATAGGCCTCCTACTCCGATAACTCCTGCATGTTTTCCATCCTTAAGCGTGGGATAATCAGAATCAGGATATTCATCCGCTCTAACTAATTCCCATCCGGATCTTAACTTTCCAGCCATGTTTTTTGTGTCGTCAAAACCCATAGTTTCAGCTCTAATCCATCTGTGCCTAGTACCTGGTGGGGCATCAGGGGCATCTAGTGATGAGGGTGGAGTCCAAGTTCTTTTAGCTTCCGCTTTAGTTCTTGTTTGACTCGCACGAGAAGTTTTTATTTTTTCGTTTTCCATATGCTTATATTCCTTCCGTGATGTTTAATTGTTTCGCATAGTCTTCTAATGGCACGCCTAATCTTTTAGCAATTGCTACCTGTGATGGCGAGAGTCTCACAGTTTTTTTGCGTCCTGTTGGGGCTGAACGTTTAGCCGACGCTACATTCTGAGCAGGTTTTGCTCTTTCTGTAGTTGTACCCTCCATCTTATCAAATTTATGGGGGAATTCAAGTCTTATTCTTGAATCTACTTCCTCATAATATTCGTTAGATTGCGGGTCATATCCCTCTTCTTCCACCAATTTTTTATGAAGATCAAAGGCAGTATGAGTCATTGCTGAGTCACTACCAAACCAAGTGTTTTTACTAGCCCAATCTTCTGCTTTAGGGTCAGTTTGTGCTCTTCTAGGTGTAGGGGCCTGATAAGGCTGTTCTACAACTCTTTGCTTTGGTTGTTCTTCATTAAGTTTTTTTAGTGCTCCTAATCTTGATGCATCTTGAGCAAGTTTAGCCATATTTTCTTGAGCTGTTACTTGATCATCTACATTACCAGCTTCAATAGCTACCCTTAATGCTTGTCTTGCAGCATCCATATTTGTAGTAACTCTTGATTCAAACTCATTAACATAAGATTGATCTAAAGTAGAAAGTTTCTTTTCTAATCTATCTTTATCTAATTTAGTTGCTTGAGCAAAATGAACAGCTTCTTCTCTTTGTCTTTCAGCTTCTCTCATTTTACGAGTTAATTTAGAAATACGTTTTTGAACGCTATCACTATAATCTTGTAACTCATCTTCTGGTTTTTCTTTTTTAAGTTTTATTTCTCTTTCATTTTCAAAAGATTTATCTTCTGAAACTTGTTCAACTTCTATTTTGTCTTCAACAACGGCTTCTACCTTTTCAGGTTCTCCTTTGTCGTCTAAATTAATATCAGCACCTACTGTTTCGCCAACATCAATTAACTCTTCTGATTGTTTTATGTTTTCTGGCATAGTTTCTCCTATGATTGTTAAATGAAATGAAGAAGAGATTCAGGATCTTTAACAGTTCCTAAAACTTCATCATCGTTAAGTATTCGCACTTCTCCACCTTCAATAGGTAATCTTGAACCCGCATAACGAGCAAAGATAACCCAATCTCCTTTTTTACACCAAGGTTCATTAAATTTTTCTTTATCCTTGTATGCTAGATCTCCCATCTTTAAAACATAACCACATGATGTAGCTATTCTTGCTTTGTCTAAAGTTTCTTGAGAAAATAATATTCCTCCATCTGATTTATTTTTAGGAGTAAATGGTAAAACTAAAAGTCTGTAACCTACAGGACTTGGTAATTCATCAACAGTTTCAGTTCCAATATTTTCTGGAGTTAAAGGTTCTGGTTCTGGTGGTAATTTTGTTTTCTCTTCTTCGTATTTTTCTTGAAGACCAAGTTTAATTTTTGGTACTTCCTTGCCCGATGTCGATAACGTTTCCTTGCTCATCTTTTTGCTCCTTAGGTTTTAGCAGGTTAGAGATTTCCTGTAATATTATTTCATAGGCATGTGCCTGACCCAACATATACCTATATTTTTCCATATTGTCAACAGCTCCTGCTAACATAGCTTCGGTAATGCTTTCTTTAGTTGCTTTTATTCTTTTTCTTATCTTCCCTATCATTGTTATATCGTCCATCTTCTCTCCTTATATTTTGAATTGTTGCAATACTAGTAACTTTTCTTCAGCATTTGCGATCTTTTCTATTTGTTTATCTACTTCTTCTATGTGTTGTGGATGTTCTCCAATACCTACAGAATTTTCTAAATAAATTTTAAGTGTAGCATCTGCTTCTGATATTTGTGCATTATATCTATCTTCCAGTGCTGTTAATATTACTTCTCTCATTTTTTTGCCACCTTATCTTTGTTAGGACCTTTTTTAATTATATAGTCTTGAGTTCCATTAGCACCTGCATTAACTTCTTTTTTCAAATGTCTAAATAGACTCATCTCTTTGATTTTCTTATAGTTGCTTTTTAAAAAAGTTTCAAGGAGTTTTGTATCCCTCATTTAACAGTTCCATTTTCGAAGTGATTTAGATAATCTATCTTCACCTGTATTGTTACTTGCTTTTTGTCTTTTTCTCATACCAGTCATTCTAGCACAAAATGATTTTCTTCTTTTTGCTGCTTTTGATCCTGATTTTAATTTTGAGGGTTTAGTAGTTACTGCTGTTTTTAATTTGGAACCAGGGTTTGCTTTTTTATAAGAGTCAACGCCTTTTTGATTAAGTCCACCTGATTTAGATTTGCCTTCTTTTCGTGTCCATGCGGCACTAGCCATTATTTTAAAACTTTTTTTAAAACTTTCGCTTGGCCTGCATGTAATTTAGAAGCTTTTTTTAAACCTTTAATTACTTTTTTTACTTTTTTTACTTTAGGTTTATTCATATTAAGGTTTTAAATTATACCAAGCTTGCATGTAAGTTACAAATAAAAATACAGTTCCTGCAGTTGCACTATTGGCAGTTAAAGTACAAGCTAATTTGTAATCACTCGTTGTAGCACTAAAACCACCTGTGCTAAAAAAAGTATCAGATCCAGCTTGTTGCATTAAGTAAGGTCCAAATGTTGTAGCTGGAAGACTTAAAGCTGCTGTCATGTTAGTTGCATTTAAATTTGCAAAATCATTTGATGCTCCTACTGTTAAAGTAGATGTGTTTGAATTAGTAAAAGCTGTAGTTACTTTAGCTTTAATTTCAAGAATTTCACTAAATTGAGGTATAACAATTCCTGTATCAATTACAGTTCCTGCTTGTGCTATTGAGATACCATCTTTTCCTTGAACCATTGCAGTGAAACCAACATTTTGAATTTTGCCAGCTGTTGTTCCAATAGTTTCAGTAACTGTTCCTGATAAAACTGGTCCGCCAAATGTTGTTGCTGGAAATCTTACAAATTGAGTCATCTATTATACCTTCTTTGCTGTTTTAGCTGCTCTTTTAAAGTTAGCTGCTGTTGGTCTTCCTTTGGCTCCGGCTTTTTTCATTGTCTCACCTGAACCTGCGGCGATTCTTTTTTGTTTGGCGTGAATGTTAGCATAGAGTCCACCACCACCTTTTAATTCTACTCTTGCTCCCATACCTTTAGCCATTCCTCTAGCTCTAGCTTTTTCAAATCCGTCTTTCTTCCCGTTCTTATTTATGTCTCTTACTTTTATAACTTTTTTTTTCATAATTATTTATATTTTAAAATTGTTCCACAATCAACACAATGTATGACCGTGTTTCTTTTTTTATTAACACACGCACATCTTTTACCAAAGATTTTGTCTACTATTTTATTCCAAAGTTTTTTCATTACTGTTTGTATTTGTCGTTAATTTTTTTTATTTTTAAAACAGTATCTCTTACTGTTTTTTTAGATGAATCTGATGTCAGTTTATTATCAGTACGAGTTTTCATAACTCCCTCAGTATCTGCTCTTTTCTTTTTTAAATTTTTTGCAGGTTTAACAGAATTAATAGTTTTAGAAATTTTCTTACCTTTCTTCAACATACCATATCCTCTAAGAGCTAATCCAAAAATACTCATTAGCTAGTAGCTACATTTAGCATTTTAGTTTTTTTACCAAAACTAGAATCTTTGTATTTTTTACTACCAGTTATTTTTTTAAGTTCTTTTTGTGACTTAAGTTTTCCATGACGGACATTTCCTTTTGTACTTGAACTTTCTGTTTTTGATCCGACTTTACCACCCTTTGCATAACCTTTAGGTGAGACTTGTTTATTGAATCTATTATTTGCCATTATTTTTTTCCTCCGTTATTTTTAAATATTTGTGTACCCTTTATACCATAAATGCTCGCAACTACAAGGATCCATAAATTAGTAAACCATTTAGGAAGCTCCGAGAACATCTCAAAGAACAGTTTTACCTTGTCCATAGCGGTTGGATCGTCACTTACGACTGCCCAAGCTAAAATTGCTATTGGCAAACTTAAAATTATTAAAACTGCCTCGTCCTTCCAATCTGATTGACGTGCTTCTAACAGCTTTCCTTGGTAAGCTTCAGTTCCAGCGGCCATTTTTGATGCGTGCATTAACTGTGCATCTGACATAGCTATCTTAGTTCTCTGTTTGTTAGCGTAAATTTTACTACCCGCCGAAACGGCTAATTTAATTGCCGATAACCACATAGATTAGTACCACTTAGCCTTAACAGGTTTCTTGTCAGCTCTCATTCTTTTAGTTCCTCTAACTGTAACAGTTTGAGTTTCTTGTGGGTCAGTTGCTTCTATAGTAACTCCACCAGTTTGATAGCCGTCTTTACCAACACCTAGTTCTTTAGTGATTTTAACTTCTTTGTTCATAAACGTTGAACCTCTTTGCCAATCTTTATCCATAATTTTCTCCTTAATGATTTATTATACTTAATTTTTCTTAAAGTTTCTACCAAAATCGTTTCGTTTACTTTTATCAGCCATTTGTTGTCTTTCCATAGCTGCATCACTAGACATTATTTGTTTGGTAAGCGAAGTTTCAGCCCTTAAATCAGCTAATTCTTCGGATTGTTGTTGTTTGTCTTCAAATTGAGACTGATTCTGCATAGCTTTCATAGTATCTATACTAATTCTGCTATCATCAAAAGCTTTTCTGTCTTCATTTTGTCTAGCTTTAATATCCAGTTCTCTAGATTTTAATTTAAGTAGTGGATCACCACCTAACTCACTAATAATCTGTTCTTCTTCCTTCATATAGTCTTTAACCATTTCAGAAATTAGAATAGCTTTTCTTGAATTAACTTTATTAGTTAATTGAGTTACTTGTTGAACCAATTGTTGATTTTGTGGTTGTTGTTGTAACATTTGTTGCATCTGTTGAGCTTGTTGTAGTTCTTCTTGGAACTCTAACTGTATTTGCTCTTGTGCCATTAAAGATATTCTCTCTAAAATGTTTTTTTGTAAAGCTCCCATAATTGCTGGACTGTTTTGTACCATATTAGATTGCATAAAGTTTAAATGCGAATCAATATGAGCTTTGTGATCTTGTCCTGGAAAAGCTTGAAACGGTTTCATACCCATTGCTGCAATTTCTTCAAGTGCTGGGTCAATAGGTGTGGGTTGTTGCGGTGGAGGTAATATTGCATTAATATTTTTTACCCCGACCGCTTCATACATGGATCTATACGCTTGGTATAAATCATGTATCTGAGGATTCGATTGCGCTAGTTGTAATTCCATTTGCGCCATAGAAATTCTTTGTGTTTGAGAAAAAATGTTAGGATCTGCTACTGGTAGCACATCTATCTTGTCATCAAAATCTGTAACTTTAACATTTCTTGTAGCACCAGGAACATCGTAAGGATATTCTGGTGGTAAGTAAGTTTTAAATACTTCTGCTAATAATTTAAACTCTGATTTAAGACCTACGTATAATCTTTTATGAATAGCTGACATTACTCGCGATCCACGTTCCAATAACGCAACTGTAGTACCCACGGCTGCTTGTTGGTTCATGTCGCCTACTTGTGCATCAGCAATACTCGCGAATCGTTGACCTGCACTAACTACTACTCCCATTAATTGAAGTAAAGTTTGGTCTGGTCCTTTAAACGGTAATTGCATAAATGAATCTTTAATATTGCCTCCCGGAGCGTCGACATCTCTGAACTCACCTGGTTGTATTGGTTGAGCATCGTCTCTAATTCTTATTCCTCTAGTTTTAAAACCAGCAGGTAAGTTAGCTAAAGTTCCTGCATCTAATAATTGTCTTAAAGCTGCAGTTGCAGTTCTAGTTAAACCACCAATCATGTGTATTAAACCAAAACCATAAAAACCTGTACCAGGTAAAAATTTAAATTGTACAAAGTATTTTATTTTCTTCATTAATTTATCATCTTGATTGTAATTTCTTCTAATAGATAAAATATCATTAGTAGATTCTAATATAGTTACGATGTAGGGAAGTTTGATTCCTGTTGGCTCACCATCTGGGCCCATATTTTCAAAACCTTCTAAATCTAAATCAACGTGCATTTCTAAAATAGTAAATTGATCTTGACTGCTGTTTTTAGAAATTCCTTCTAGCTCTAATTCTTTTTCTTTTAATTGATTTTCTGTTACAGGAGGTTGTCCTAATTCTATGTCTTTATAAAAACCAGAAACTTGTTGTTTTCTAATTTCATTTTCTGACATTCTAATAACGTGAATAATTGCTTCTGCATCTTCTAATGAAGACGCACTGTATGGAACAATTAAATCATCAGCAGGTACAAATTTTGATACTGCTCTTTGAAGCAAATCATCATAATAAATTTTCTTAAAAGTAGAACCAGACAGAGGTAAATAGAAAAGCATCTGATCAAACTCAGGTTCGTACTCAGGCATTTGATCCATGATTTGGTAATTCATAAAATCTTTTACTCTGTTTGCTTGATCTTGTTTTTCGTTAGAGACATCTCCTAAAATTTGTGCACGTACTGGACCATCCGCAGGTAATAATTCTTTGTAAGCTTGCGCTTGAAATTGTGTAACTGCTTCTGCAAGAACTGGGTGATTAACACCTGAAGCATTCTTAAAAGGTTCTGTTCTTTTTTCGTATTTAAATCCTAAAAGACTTAGGCCTTCTCTATAACTATCTTCCCAGTCACCACGAGATTCTTTGTACTCTGTATATTGATCGTAAAGAGTTGAACCTAGTTCATCTAAATATTGTTCGTCTATAATTTCTGCTAAATTAGAAAAATGTTCATCAGACTCTAATGCTTCTCCTGCTCCCGGAGCAAAATCTATTTCAGCACCGCCATCTTCATCCATAGTAACATTAACATCTTCAGAAGATGTTTCTAGTTCTTCATTTGGAATTTGAATTTCTTGCTCTACAAAAGCTTCGTCACTTATAGTTTCTTTGGGTAATGTATCGTCTATTTCAGCCATATCTCTTTCCTGTTAATTAGTTCACACCAGTGGGTCAAAAGGTTTTATACCGTAGTTAATAGGTAATGTAAAGCTGGGTTTTGGTTGGTTTCTATCGGCTTTTCTTTTAGCCTCTTCGGCTGCTCTTTCTTGAGCTACTCTCTCTTTTACCATTTCTGTATCTACAGCCTGTAGTCCTTTTTTATAAGGTT